GAAGCGACACTGGACATCTGGCCTAATTTGAGATCATCTCCGGCAGATGGGGCGACTGTCGTTGTGTCGGGAGCCAAGGGCGTGTTCCGATTAAATGATAATGCAAGCAGTTGGAACATCAATAATATGGGTCTTTACGGCATTGCTTTCGGTGCGGTGGAGAGCCTATGAGCCGTAATCTTACAACAGCAGTTCAAAACCAGCTTGCGGCGTCTGAACTTGAGCCATTCTTTGCGATCAAGCTGGCTTTTGATAGCGGAGATGTTCGGATATGGACAGGCTATACAGACATCACAGTCGCGTCAGAAACCTACATTGGTGGCGGTCAGTTGTTGTCTATATCTCCAATCGAAGAAACTGTTGAAGTGGCCGCTAGGGGCGTTAATTTGGCATTAAACGGTATCAACAGCAGTCTGGTATCTGTTGCCCTAACAGAAAGCTATCAGGGGCGGACAGCGCAAGTTTATCTGGGCGTAATATCGTCCGGCTCAGTTGTGTCTGACCCTTATCTTGTATTTGATGGGCGCATGGATGTTATGACCATTGAAGATGCTGGCGAAACGGCGAGTATTAGTCTGTCAGCCGAAAGCCGCCTGATTGATCTTGAACGTGCCAGAGTGCGCCGTTTTACAGACAATGATCAACAAAATCAATTTCCTGGCGATACAAGTTTGAGATTTGTCGCGGATTTGCAGAATAAAGAAATAGCATGGGGTAGTGGTAAGGATGACAGCGATTTCGTATTTAGACCATTCTTTCTCGGGTTCCAGCCGCTCATCTAGGATTGCTGGCTGGGAAGCTAACTTAATTGAAACGATAGAGACATATCGCCACGAACCATTTGCTTGGTCAAAAAACGATTGTTTCACATTTGCTGTGCGGTGTGAGGAGGCAGTTTGCGGCAGAACACGCTTTCCAGAATTGTATAAAGCCGAATACAAGAACCGGTTTGGATCAATGCGTGCCTTTATGCGTGAGGGGTATTATGGCATGATTGATTGCATGGATCAGCGTTTGGATGAGATAGATATGCGTGTGGCGCGGCGTGGAGATTGGTCGGTCGTCGGAACGCCCGATGGTCTAGCTGTTGGTGTTCTTACAGGTGACAAGATCGCGGTAACAGGCGAAAAAGGCTTGGTGTTTTTTGACTACGCCGAAGGGTTAAAAACGTGGAGAATATAATATGTCACCGCAAGCAGTAGCAGCCGCAGTCGTAGCAACTGGAGCGACTGCCGCCGCTTCTTTTGTTGCTGGCACTGTTATAACTGCTGCTTTGCTGACAACAACATTTGTTACAACACTAGTTCTTTCTGGTGTATCAATGGCTTTGGCAAAAAAGCCAAAGATCAATCCTCAAGGCAGCATGGCTGCTCGAAGCCAGATGGTGAAGCAGCCATTGATAAGTCGCAAGATTGTCTATGGTCGTCAAAAGGTTTCGGGTGGCATTGTCTATATGAAAACCACGGGCAAGTCAGAGTTCTTGCACATGATTGTCGCGATAGCGTCAAACGAGCTAAACAGCATCGAAAAGGTGTTCTTTAACGATGATGAGTTGACGCTTGATGGTTCTGGTAACGTCACAGCCCCAGAGCAATATGTTGGCAAGGCGCAAGTGTTGACGGGTTTGGGTGGGGACGACCAGATTGCAAACGTAACAATCGCTCTAAACACTCTTGGCTTTAATAGTTTGTCAGGACTGAACACCGATGATCGCTTTCGCGGCATCGCTTATATTTATGCAAAGTTGACTTATGACACAGATGCTTTCCCAAATGGCATCCCAAATATAAGTGCAATCGTGCAAGGTAAGAAAGTGCTAGATACACGCACATCAGCCACAGCTTTTTCCAGCAATCCTGTTTTGATTTTGCGCGACTATCTAACTGACACCAAATATGGACTAGGTTCTGCGGCGTCTGAGATTGACACAACATCTTTTAACGCGGCGGCGAATGTCTGCGATGAGGATGTGGCGTTAGCGGCTGGCGGGACAGAGAACAGATACGAGGCTCACGGCGTTATCGACACAGAGAACCAGCCAAAACAGATTATCGAAGAAATACTATCAAGCATGGCTGGTTCACTATATTACTCTGGCGGCAAGTGGTACGTCAAAGCTGGTGCGTATTCGGCTCCAAGTGAAACGATCACTGAAGATGATTTAAGAGGTGCAATTACAATCAACACGAAGCCCAGCCGCCGTGACAATTTTAACGCAGTGAAGGGCGTGTTTTTGCCAGCCGAAGATGGCAAATTCCAGCCCACAGATTATACACCCGTAACGTCCAGTACGTTTGAGACTGAGGACAACGGCGAACAGGTTTTTACAAATCTCGATTTGCCGTTTACCCAGTCATCGAGCATGGCGCAGCGGATTGCCAAGATCAATCTGTTCAAGGCTCGGCAACAGCTTACAATGACGCTGCCATGCAAGTTGACTGCTTTTAAACACAATGTCGGTGACACGATTATGGTCACGTTGGATCGGTTTGGGTTCAGCAGTAAAGTATTCGAGATCGTTAACTGGCAGTTTGCAAGTTCAGTGGGCGATGATGGATCAGCAACGCTTGGTGTTGATCTGACGGTGCGTGAACTGGCTTCTAGCGTTTACGATTGGTCAGCCGAAGAAACAGCGTTCTTGGCTGATAACACAGATTTAAGATCGCCGTTTACTATTCTTGCGCCAAGCGTGACAACATCCGATGAGTTGCGGGTCATTAACGAAGAAGCGATTGACGTTTTGTTGGTGGATGTTTCTACAGGCGACAATCTGGCAACTGCGTTTGAAGTCGAAGCAAAGAAAACCACAGACAGCACGTTCACATCGCTTGGGACATCATCGTCCACACGGTTTGAAATGATAAACGTAGAGGCTGGCACAACTTATGATGTGCGTGCGCGGAGCATAACGGGGCTTGGTAATAAATCGGCGTTTACGAGTGTGACACAACAAATCACCGCATCCTTGGATTTGCCACAGGATGTAACAAACTTTGCTGTGAACATTATCGGCAAAGAAGCTCACCTATCATGGACGCCAGTGACAGATTTGGATTTGAGCCATTACATTGTGAGACATAGTGCGGCAACGTCAGGCGCAACTTTCAACACATCGCGGACATTGGCAAAGAAAGTTAGCCGCCCGGCGAATACAGTCATCGTGCCAGCTATCACTGGCACATATCTCATCAAGGCAGTAGATAAAGGCGGCAGAGAAAGCCGGAACGCGACAGCGACAATCGCACTTATTGATGCGGTAGAGGAAGGCAATGTCGTGCAGACGCTAACAGAAAATCCGAC